TGTAAAAACTTATGATGCTTCAACTGGTGTTATGACACTTTCTGCAACAGCAGGAGGAGCAGCATTAACAGCTTCAGCAGCACCTACTTTTACAGCAGGAACTTTTGCAAGCATTACATTTACCACACCATTAGTTGTTGGATCTGTAAGAGAATGGAGTTTTGAAATAACCAGAGCAGAAATTGACGTAACAAGTATTGGTCAAACTGTTACTCAGACTGCACCATTTAGAACCTTTATCTCAGGTTTTGCTGATGGTAGTGGTTCTGCTAGTGTTTACTCAACAGATGATGATACATTACTATCCAGTAGAATGGTTGAAGACGTTATCCAACGTCAGCAAGCTGGTGCAAAAGTTAGATTGTACATTGATCGTCAGATGAGTGGTGCTAACGTAGATCAAAACGCAAGTAGATCAATTTTGGCAGATATTATTCTTACTTCTGCAAGTTTCAATGTAAACCCAGATGACGGACAGGTTGTAGAGATAGCCTTCAGACCTAGTGCTGCTCCTACATTCGATCTATCTAAGACTGCTTAGTTAAATTAGCATAACTTAACGAACCTCAGATTATCTGGGGTTTTTTCATGTTTTGCATTAGAATATCAATATATTAATTTTATTTTATGGCAAGCAATCTATCAGCATTGGATCGTTTAAGAAAAGCTGCAAATCTTGAACCTATAAAGAAAGAGATAGAATTATCCGATGGTTCTACTTTTGAAATGTATGTAACACCACTAACAATGGCAGAAAGAGAAAGAGCACAAAGACTTTCTAAAGATGATAATACTAATTTCCCTTTGCAATTATTACTTGCAAAAGCAATAGATGAAACTGGTAGAAAACTTTTTAGTGCAGGAGAAATTGATGTATTAAAAAACGAAGTAAAAGATAGTGATTTGCAAAAGTTAATGCTTGCAGTTATTACAGAAGAAGAGGAAACAATCGACCCAAAAGACTAACTGCTGAGTTGAAGAGAGATAATTTAATGATGCTTCAATTTGGTGTAGCTAAAGAGTTGGGAAAAAGTTTAAGAGAAGTAAGAGATATGACTTTAGATGAACTTATAGGTTGGAGTTCATATTTTCAAGTAATTAATGAAGAACAAGAAAAAGAATTTGAAAAAGCAAAACGAAGAAGATAAGATAGAATAAAGTAACCTTTTGTTTTTTAGTCGTGGCACAGTCAGCAAAGGCAGATATAGAGATTAATGTAAAAGGTTTAAAACAAGTAGACGAATTACTAAGAAAGATAGACAAGATAAGTTCAAAAGTTAATATTTTAAATAAAACGGGTGGTGGTGCTGGTGGTTCAGCAACTAAAGATAATAAATTAAAAAAAGATTCTCTTAAATTATCAGAAGCAGAAAGAGCTTCGATGGCAAAAACAAGAAATATTGAAAGTCAAATAGCAAGAGCAAAAGGAAGAGGACTTAAAACTGATAGAGCTATGGCAGCTTAACAAAAAGCAAAATTAGCAGATGTAAGAGGAGAATTAACTTTAGCAAGAACGCACCAGCAAATTGCATTAAAAGAATTAGGAATAGAAGAAAAAATAACCACACAAACTTTAGCTCAACTGAAAGCAGAGCAAAAAAAAGCTGCAACAACAAAAGCTAACTCTAGAAATAGAGCAGCAACTATAGGACAAAGTGCAATAATCTCTGGAGCGTTTCCATTATTATTTGGACAAGGGCCATTAGTAGGTGCTGCTGGTGCATTAGGTGGCGGACTTGGAGCAGCATTTGGTGGTCAAATGGGTGGTTTTGCAGGAGGTTTAGCTGCCACTTCTGCTGTAACTGCAATACAACAATTTGCTGTTAGTGCTAGAGAAGTAGGAGATGCTTTAAAAGATCCAACTAGAGCTTTAGATGCTTTATCTGATGCAGGAATAAAAGTAGATGATGCTGTTAAAGAACAAGTTGCTACTTTAATAGACGCTGGAAAAGAATTTGAAGCGTTAGAAGTTGTCAACAGACAATTAAATGAAAGTATTGGAGAATTAGCAACACAATACTTAAAAGATTTAGATACTTCTTTCGATAAATTAGATGAAGCAGCAGGAAAACTATTCTTAAAATTTAAATCGGATCTTGCTCCAGCATTTATGACGATAATTGATTTAGCAACTAAATTTGTAGATTCTGTTGGTGGTCAAAGGATAAGAAGTAAAGCCCAAGAATTAGATCCTAAAGCGTTTAGTAAATTAGAAGGACAAATTTTAAGAGATTTGTCTACTAAAATTGGAGGTATTTCTATTCCTGGAACTGTTCTTGGTGACACAAAAAAAAGAGCAGAATTTTTCAAAAGATTAACTGAAGGGTCTAAAGGAATAATAAATGAACAACTTCCTAGTTTTCTTTCAGTAGGAGATTCATTAACAACTACGTCTGGAAGTAGTCCTGTTGGAGGAGTTGGTGGTGATGCAGCTACATTTAATGCAGGAACTCAGATAGATGAAATACTAAAGAAACAGACAGACTTAGTTAAAAAAGTAAAAGAAGAAAGTGCTTTAACTCTTCGTATTAGTGAACTTAGAGCAAATGGATTAAACCCTTCTATTGCTAAAACTGTTGCAGGAATTGAAAGAGAAGCTGAGTTATCTAAAGAAAATTTACAGACAGAAATAGATAAACTTTTAAAAATTCAAGCTAGAGATGCAGTTTTAGATGAAACCAACCAAAAAACTTTAACTGCTTTAGAAGCTCAGTTAAATAGTATGGATGAGCTTACTGATAGTCAAATTAAATCTGTTACTGAACAAATAAAATTAGCTGAAGCTGCTAATAGAACCAGAGATGCTTTTGATGAAATAAATAACTCAATAGCAACTAATATTAGTGATGGTCTTACTGCTGCAATTCAAGGTACAAAAACATTAGGTGAAGCAGCAAAAGCAATTCTTAATGATATAGGGTCAACTTTAATCAAACTTGGTGTAAATACAATCTTAGGAGGTATTGCACCTGGTTTATTTGGAGGATTACTAGGATTTTCTAGAGGAGGCAGACCTCCAACTGGTAGACCTTCAATCGTAGGAGAAAAAGGCCCAGAACTTTTCGTACCAAGAAAAACAGGAACAATAGTGCCTAATGACAAGCTAGGTGGAGGTAGTACAAATATCAGCGTAAATGTAGATGCTTCTGGATCGTCTGTTCAGGGTGATGAACAACAAAGTAAAGAACTTGGCAGGGCTATCTCAGCAGCGATACAATCAGAATTATTAAAGCAAAGAAGACCTGGAGGTTTATTAAGATAATGGCTACTTTTCCTAGTTATAACCCTGTTTTTTCTGCAAATAAAACTGATATTACTAATACTAGAACAGTTCAGTTTGGTGATGGCTACCAACAAAGATTTACTTTTGGTATAAACCAAAAAGCAAAACAATGGAGCTTAACATTTAATATTGATGATGAAGATGCAGGAGAAATTGAAACATTTTTAGAGGCGAGAAAAGTTGACGGGGCATCTTTTGATTGGTCGCCTCCTGATTCAACTACAACTTTCAAATGGATTTGTCCTTCTTTTACTAAAGAAATATTTGAATTTAATAGAAATAGAATTAACGCAACATTTACACAAGTATTTGAACCCTAATGGCAAATCCTGTATCTGAAACCCAATCCATAAACCCTGGCTCAGTTATTGAATTATTTGAGTTAACAACAGATGCAGCTTTACATGGATCGGCTACAACTTACCGATTCCATTCTGGTACAAATGAAGTTAACAATGGAAATATAATCTGGGATGGTAATACTTATATTGCAATACCAATGGAAGCTGATGGTTTTAAATATGCAAACGGTCAATTACCTCGACCTACTCTGACTATTAGTAATGTTACTAATGTAATCACAGCTATTTTACTAAACGTAAATCAGGTAACTCCTGGAAATGATCTTACTGGTGCGGTAGTAAAAAGAAGAACAACTTTAGCAAGATTTTTAGACTCTGCGAATTTTGATCCTGTAGCTACAACAACTACATCAACCTCAACTATTGCTGACCCTTCTGATGTAGAAACTGTAACTTACACAGTAACAGTAGTGAATGTAGGGGGTTCTAATTATTTTGCTATTAATGGTGTTACAAATCCAGTTCTTACAATGAAACGTGCCTCAACTTATATTTTTAATCAAGCAGATGCTACAAATGCAAACCATCCACTAAGAATAAAATCTGATGCTGGAGGATCACAAACTACAACTGTTAGCGGAACTCCAGGGCAAGCAGGGGCAACAGTTACTTATCAACCAGCTTACCCAACCGCACCAAATGATTTGAGATACTATTGCAGCGTTCATGGTAATGGAATGGGAAATACAATTACAATGAACAACCCAAATACGATCCAGCAACAAACAAGTTCAACTTCTACAAGTCAATCAAATCCTTACGGAACACCTGATCCTACAGCAGAATATCCCCAACAAATTTACAAAATAGATAGAAAATCAGCAGAAAACAGAGCAGTTGTTCAATTTGAATTAGCTGCTTCTTTTGATCTGGCAAATATAAGAATCCCCTTAAGAGTATGTACTAAACAACTATTTCCTTCTATTGGTACGTTTATGCCATGAGTGATTGGAAGGAAGCTGCTCTCAGTCATGCAAAAGTTGAAGATCCGAAAGAATCTGTTGGTCTTTTGTTAAATGTAAAAGGTAAAGAAAGATATTATCCCTGTAATAATTTATCTATGACTTCATATCAATGTTTTGTTCTTGATCCAGTTGATTATGTAAAAGCTGATTCTGTTGGTGAGATTACAGGCATTGTTCATAGTCATCCAGTTACTCCTCCAACTCCGAGTCAGGCCGATTTAATTAGCTGTGAAGATTCTAATTTACCTTGGCATATTGTTAATCCAAAAACAGAAAAGTGGGGTTACTGTGAACCTAGTGGTTATAAGGCTCCATTATTAGGTAGGGAATGGGTTTGGGGTATAACAGATTGTTGGTCATTAGTTATTGATTGGTATAAAGAAGAGAAAGGAATTGAATTATTAGACTATAAAAGACCAGCAAAAGTAGAAGATTTCTTAAATGATCCTGTTTTTGAAAGGTATTTACCTAGCAGAGGTTTTAGATTACTAGAACCAAACGAAGAACTAATAAATGGTGATGTTTTAGCAATGAGTATCTTTGGACAAGGATTAAATCATGTGGCTATTTTCTTAGATGGAGATGTTTTACATCATTTAGCAGATAGACTATCTTGTAGAGAGCCATACTCACCTTGGTT